AAAATAAAAACAAAATAAAAACAAAATAAAAACAAAATAAAAACAAAATAAAAAAAGGTAATGCCACCATATTAAGAATAAAAAAATGTGCCGGGTCCCAAGTCCGGAATTTAAAGCTGCAGAGGGAATTTAGTTTTAAATTGTTTTTTTATTAATATATTTTATAAAAATGATTATATTTTTTATTTAAAAATTAAAAATTAAAGATTTTATTAAAACTTGATTATGTTTTTATCAGTAACAAATAATGAAGTTAATGAATTAAACTCAATTGCAACTCAAACAGAAACATCAACTAATGAAAATTATAATTATAATATAATTGCTAAATTACTTTTAGATCAATCTCATCAAGCTGAAATAGAAAATGAAAATAGAGCATTACAATTATCTAAAGATAACATAAAATTAAAAATGTCATTCTCAAATAATGACACTATTAAGAAAATTACAAAATTAATACCATTAAGTATTAATAAGCAAACAGTACCAAAAAACATAATAGTTATTATAGATGAGTATATTCCTAAATTAAATACTAAAAACATACATCAAGTTGTAAATTATTATTTATCTGAAAAGAAAAATCTAAAAAATAAAAAACAACAAGTAATTAACAATTACGGAAAAATTAGTAATTGGGATGTGTCACAAGTAACAAATATGAATTATTTATTTAAAAAATTTTCATATTTTAATGAAGATATTTCAAATTGGAATGTGTCCAATGTTACAACTATGAGTGGTATGTTTCATTATGCGAAAAAATTCAATCAACCTCTAAATAATTGGGATGTATCCAATGTTACAAATATGGAACGTATGTTTCATGGTGCAATTGATTTTAACAAACCTCTCAATAATTGGAATGTGTCTAGTGTAAAAAATATGGATGGTTTATTTTGGGGAGCAAAAATTTATAAATTCAATCAACCTCTCGATAATTGGAATGTATCAAATGTTTCAAACATGAAAAAGATGTTTTACTATTCTGAATCATTTAATCAACCTCTTAACAATTGGAATGTATCCAATGTTAGAAATATGATAGGTATGTTTTCTTTTGCATTATCATTTAATCAACCTCTCAACAATTGGAATGTTTCCAATGTGACAGCTATAAGATGTATGTTTAATAAAGCAAAATCTTTTAATCAACCTTTTAATCAATCTTTCAATGATTGGGATGTATCTAATGTGAGCACTATTAAATATATGTTTAGAGGTACAAAAACATTCCAGCATGAAGATCCTTTAATAGTAATAGATAAGGGCAGGTTGACACCAATATCTGAGATGACGCAAACGCAGCCTTCTACGGCGCCTCCCCCGGGCTTTCCTCTCATTGCATCGACACTGTCTACGGCGCCTCCCCCGGGCTTTCCTCGCATTGCATCGACACTGTGTACGGCCCTCACAATTGAGGAGGTATACGATCGCGACTTTCCGTCGCTCAAGAGTGCTACACCAGTATTCACATCATGCAATCCGGATGTTTCAGAAGAGATGTGCCATATCAGTATCGATCCGAAGCGCGAGGAATCGAAGATGGCGTTGGTGCCGGAAGGATATACGCTTGTTGCTGCCACATTACAGTATCTTGGAGAAACGCAGTTATTACCGATGTTCCTAGATCAGCAGATCGACGATGACGTTCTACCATATTTGTCAAATACCGACCTAGTAGAGATTGGTGTGACGCCCACGGTATGCTTGTCAATACTCAATGTCTTGTCAATACTCAATGTCGCAAAGACAACATGGAAACATAATGAGCTAGTGACACAACACCGTTTACAAGACATCGCTACTTACCAATCTATACTAGATAATAAACTACTCGAAAATAGTAGAGAGGATATGCGAGAGGATATGTGTTGCATTATTACCTGCGAAATTATGGAGGATCCTGTGATTTGCATAGGTGACGGCCATACATACGAGCGCAAGGCTATCACCGAATGGTTATCCACAGGAGCACGCACCTCGCCGACGACGAACGAACCGCTCGATAATATCACGCTGATTCCGAATCACGCCGTACGGCGACTAATCTTGACACTACAAGAACTATACGGGACAGAAGAGACAAAGAGTTCATATTGAATACTATCTCTCTAAATATAGTTTTGACATAGATTATTAGAAAAAAAAACTTAAAAAAACTTAAAAAACAAAAAAAAATAAAAACAAAAAAAGTAATGCCACCACATTAACATTATAATAATGTGTCGGGTCCCAAGTCCGAAATATTTAAGCTGCAGAGGGTATTTTTTTATTTAATTTAATTGTATTAATTAAATTTTATAAAAAATTGGGAAAAATTAATATAAATAAAAGTATAATAATTTCATTTCTTCTTTCTTTTTTTGTTTTAACAATATTTGTGTTAATATTTTTATCTCTTATATTACGAAAATCATCCATAATTTTTATAATAATTTGTTTTGGATTATTTATATTTTTTTGATTTTGATAATCTAAATTTGCTATTAATATATTTAAGGAATTTTCATCGAGTGTTTTATGTATCATTAGCTCATTTGCTATTGTATATAATGTATTATTATATTTTTTAATTAAATTATCAGCTTTTTTTTCAGCATTAATTAGTTCTTTTTTAACTTGTATATTTGAATGTTTTTCATCAACAGTATATTTTAATCCATTCATAGCAAATTTTTGTACAATTGATTTTGCTAATATTAATGCTCTATTTATATCATCAGATGCACCTGTTGAACAATCACCGTTAAATACATGAGATTCTGCTGCTTTTCCAGATAATATCATTACTAAACGATCTCTAAGTTCAGTTGATTTAAGATTTTGAATATCACCAATATTAAACATTGTTACTCCTAATGAACCTTTTGATCGTGGTATTATGCTTGCTCTTGTTGCATAATCAATATTATCTAATACAAATGATGCTAATATGTGGCCAGCCTCATGTATTGCAATTCTCCAATCAGGTTCATAATTCAAATCTGAAATTGGTTTGCCAAGAATATTATTTTCTATAATATCTAAGTAATCTTCTTCAATTGCAAATATTCTATTATCTTCCATTGCTTTAATTGCAGCTTCATTAACAATAGAATGTATATCTGCACCAACTAATCCATCTGATAATTGTGCTAATCTTTCAATAAAATTTATATCATCATTATTATAAGATCCATTATAATGAATATTATAATTAAACTCACTTATTTCATTTGAAATTTTTTTTGTTTTTCTAAGTAAATGTGATATTTCCTTTGATTTAACACGAGCAGTTCTATTTGAAAATAAAGTTGCCGGAATTTTATTTCCAGCAAATTTTAAAGGTGTAACTACTTTTAAAGTGGTCATATTTTGATTATCATCAATTGTTTTTTCATTTAATGCTTGAAATATAATATTTTTTTTTTGTTTATTATCTATAGATATTTCTCTAGAACGACCATACATTCTTTGTTTATCAATATAATATTTATAAAGACTTATTCTATCATTTAAATTTGGTTTTCTTAAATGAATAATATTATCAAATCTTCCTTTACGCAATAGTGCAGAATCGAGAATATCTTTCCTATTAGTCGCACCAAACGTTATTATATTTGGTTCTGATTCATCTCTTGATTTAAATCCGTCTAGTTCAATTAATAATTGATTTAAAGTATTATCATGATCAATTGAAACTGCTGAATCAGAACCTGTTCTAGCACGTCCGCAAGAATCTAATTCATCTATAAAAATCATACTCATACGATTCTCATTTTTAATTGCTCTTTTTCGAGCTGTATTAAATAATGTTTTTACTCGTTCAACACCAATTCCAGCATATTTTCCTTTTACTAATTCAGAAGCAGATACAACAAATAATGGAATTTTCATTTCATTTGCAGCAGCTCTAGCCATTAAAGTTTTACCAGTTCCTGGTGGTCCAACTAATAAAACATTTCTTGGAGAAGTAATACCATTTCTTCTTGCTTTTTCTATAATATCTTTAGATAAAGAAAGATTTAATAAACGTTTTATATCATTTACTGAATCTTGATTTCCAATTATATCATTCCATGTAGTAGAATCTGGTGCATTATTTGTATAAATTTCAAAAAAATTATGTTTTTCACTTTTTAAAGGAGTATTTGTTGCTTTTTCAAATAAATTATTTATTATTTTATTACACGAATTTGGATCAAATGCACATAATTGTATCATTGCAAATATTATCAATGAACTTGTTTTTTTTACAAAATTAATTGTTGAATTTTTAATAATAGATACATTTGAATTATTAAATAATAATTCAGTTTTATTTGTTAATATATTAATTGGTTTACTATTATTATTATTATCATTATATTTTGTTAAGTCATATGGTAATTTTATAGGAGAAATATCAGCATTAGTTGCATATACACTTAATACAAAAAATGTTAGACATATTTTACGTAAATAAAATATCATTATATTACTTTAATACAAATAAAGTTAATATTATGAACGCATTCTAAAAATTATTTAAGATACCAAAAAAATGATTATAATATTCATATTAATATTAATATTAAACATATATAAAGATATATTAAGAGTATAAGAATATTTAGATAAAATGTCGCGTGAAAAATCAATTTTAGCGTCTTTAGAAAATACATTTTATAAAAATGAAAGTTCCAAAGTAGTTCGTGCTTCCAAATAGATTACCAACACATTATGCTGCGATTGTTCTATCGGGTAAAATATTATCTATAGGTGAATGCGGACTTAAAGGAAATTCAAAAATATGTAAAGATGTAGTAACTCGTCATGCTGAAATGGATGCAATTAGTAAAATAAAAGATAAAAAAAAATTAAAAAAAGCTAGTTTATGGTCAATAAGATATAAAAAAATTAATGGAGAATATGTACTAGGAAATGCTAAACCATGTATTCATTGCAAAAAATTAGCAATGAAATATGGAATTAAACATGTGTTTTATACAAATGATAATGGTATAATACAAAAAGAAAATATAGTAGATTTACAATCCAAATTAACAATGGGTACTGTAATTAATTTACGCCAACAACTAGGATTCAAAGATATTTTATATACTCAAAAAAATTCTTCGTTCAATCCAAATACTATATGTATAAGGTGTAAGAACAAATAAATAAAAATAATTAAAAAATATAAAAATTAAAAATTATAAATCAAAAAAAAAATAAAAATAAAAATAAAAATAAAAACAAAAATAAAAATAAAAATAAAAACAAAAAAATAAAGAGTAATGCCACCATAAGTATATTATATAATAATTATACTTTGTCGGGTCCCAAGTCCGGAATAATAAAGCTGCAGAGGATTTTTTTTTGCGAAATTAATTTAAAATAAATTTAATTTATTATTTTAATGAATTCAGATATTAAAATTAGTATAGATAAATGTGAAATTTCGATAACTAATAGGAATAACGATAATAACTCTTTTTTAAGATCAACACCATTTTCTTACTATAATAATTCATTTGGTAGAAGATTTCCACAAAATCCTATAAATACGGCAAGTCTTTTTACTACGCCGACAAGTAGTTTTTATACAAATCCAAATACTAATACAAGTACAACAACACAAAATACAAATACAAACGAAAATACAACAACACAAAATACAAGTACAAACGAAAATACAAATACAAATACAAATACAAATACAAATACAAATACAAACACAAACACAAATACAAGTACAACAACTCAAAATACAACAACTCAAAATACAAATCTTTTAAATTTATTAGAGACTATTTTAACACTTCCTCCAGAAAATATACATTTAGAAGTACAAGATATTCCACTTAATAATTCTTTAAATAGTTCAATATTTCAAAATATACTTAACTCAAATGATACAACTGATAATAATAATACGAATAGACCAACTTCGCTAGAAGATATAACAAATAATACAACTTTATCCGTAATTATGGAAGATGATAATGAAGAAACTTGTGCAATATGTAAAAATTATTTTGCAGAAAATGATATCACAAGACAAATTAATATTTGTTCGCATAAATTTCATTGTGAGTGTATTGAAAAATGGTTTACAACAAATAACAGTTGCCCAATATGTAGATCAAATTTATCAGAACAATAATAAAAAAATGATTATATTTTATATTAAATATTTCAAGTTCAAATATTTAATATCAAACATAAAATGGAAATGCAAAATAAAATTGATATTTTAAAATATAAATCTCTTAATATAACTGATAATAGATGTAAAAAATTGCAAATTAAAAAATCGATAAATAAAGAAGAATTTAAATTTTTAGAACAAATTAATTTAACTGAAATTACAACAAATTCAAGAATTTCTGAGGAATTTTTACTTACAACACAGAATTCCTCTGTAATTAAAATTAATAATTTTATTATTAATTTTATTAATAAAAATAAAAATAGATCAAAATATCAGATATTTGCTAGATATAAAAATATTAATATTTCTACTGATATTGAAAAATCTATATGTAATGATATACTATTATCTAAATTAATTGAAAAATTTAAAAATGATATACAAAATATAGAATTTTGTATTAAATTTTATAAACCTAAAAATTACAGAAATAACAATGACATGGACATTGATTTTTAAATCAAATACAAATTCTTAAATTCCTTTTAAATATTTTTTTATATTTTTAATTATATTTTATGAAAATATTCTCTTATTTTTATAATAAGTATTATATATTTATATCATTTTTTGTATAATTTCTCTCTAATATATTATAATTTATTAGATATTTACCAATAATTATTATTTTTATAAACATTTAATTTGGGTTTATTTGATTTTGCTTTGAAAGCTTTCGGATCATATTCTAAATCATCTTTATTATGAATAACTTTTCCATTATAATTTTGCTGACTAAACCTCCAAATCGCCGGAGAACCCAATTTGAAAGGCGGGTGTGCCCTCGCTTTATACCAAAAAACCTGATCTTCTAATCGGTTACTCTTCGAATTATTATTTATAACGAGACACTCGTAGTTTTCAGTGCATTGATCTAAAACGCTACAGAAAGAATCGAAATTTGGGAACATGCCTGCGTAGCAGTCGTATAGCCTCTTACGATTCTGAATAATATTTTCTCGTAAAATAAAAGTATAATCAATATTTGTTCGTAGATTAGGCGGAATGCCTAAGGCATATTGCATAGTTATAATAAAAAATATTTTGTAATGTCTACCGTTCATAAAACAGCTTCTTACGAACTTACTTTTAGTCCAACTATTATCATATAAGCAATCGTCCAATATTAAAAATGCATTTGGATTAATATTCTGTCCCCCAGGTTGTTTTGTTTTTTGCACCAACTTAGCTTGTCTTGTTAAAACATTTTCAATTATACGTTCATTATATTCGTTGTGAATAAATATAGGAGGTACCATTTCCGAATAGAAAGCATTCGCGCATTCTGTTGCGGAAATAACTGTACCTACTGGTATTTTTTGGTGATAGTACAATAAGTCTCTACAAAGAAACGATTTACCGGTATTTCGTTTTCCAACCATGACAACAACTTGATCACTAGTAATTGATGACATATCAAACTTCCTTAATTGTAATTTCATTCTAATATAGTATTATATAATAATAAGTAACAAAAAATCGCTATTTAGTTATATTATTAAAAATTTAATATAAATATATTGATATTATAAGAATATAAAAAATTTACAAAAGAATAATTTTGATCTTGTACAATATACACAGAGACATAATTATAAGTATTTATTAAATATTTAATATTTAAGATTAAAATCTTTTTGAGTTAGTTTATAACCCCATTGTTGTAAAGTTTGTCTAATTACTGGAGATATTGATTCATCATTAAATTTAGCTTTTTTTTCTTTTATCTTATTTATAAGAGCATTTCTAAATCTACCATTCGGTCCTGCAAGATTTTTCCATCGTTTTATTTGTCTTTCATCATCTTCTGTTCTTCTACCATTATAAAATCTGCAATACCATTGAACCCAACCATATGGATCTTGCTTATTAATCCATCCTTTGTCTTCCCAATCTTCTAAAGAAGATCCCGCTTTAACTTTATATTTATTATATTTCTTATAATTTTTATCAGGATTAACTAGTAAATGTTCTGGTACATCTTTCAAAAAATTGAATTCTTTGTGTTGATCAACCAAATTTTTCTTCAAAACACTTGAATAAATATTACGCCAATAGCCACCTTGATCAATAAAGCTGCCTAATAAAAATATTTGTTTTGGAGTTAAATTTGGAGTAAATTCAGGATAATCTTTAAATTTTGGCATATTATGTATTTATTATATTTTTAATCAAATACATAATTTGCAAACGCTCCACCTATGCCTGGACATACATATTGTCTTTTTAATTCTACTACAAATTTATTATTTTTTAGTTCTCGCCACACAGAAGTTGGATCTTTTGTCCAATATTTTGTAATTCCAAGTTCAACAATATTATTAACATATAATAATGTTGATTTATCAGCTAATTCTTTACAATTATATATATCACTTTTAACAGTCTCTAAATCAAAGCCACCATCAATTATTATTAAATCAAATTTTTTATTTTTATTTTTTAATATATATTCTGGTATTGTTTTTTTAGAATCTCCTTTAATAAAATTAAATCTAGAATAATAATTATTTTCTATGTAATTTACTCCAACATTTACACTTTGTAATTTTCCTTCATCAAAACTTGTAATATTAATTTTATTATTTAATTCAAACAATGCTTCTGTTACATGTCCAGCTAAAAATCCTATTTCCAAAACATTAAAACTATTATTTAATTTATGTAAATCTAATCTATTGCTAATTGTAGAAATGAAAAATTGTTTCAAACTTTCTGTATTTAATATACTTCCTTGACGTAATGTTACTTTTTTAAAATTTAATAATTGTGATAGTTTTGATATTGGTCTATTATTAATAAGTTTTACTAATTCTTCCGCAGATTGCTCTTTAATTAACCACTTATTAAATATTTGCATTCTTCTTATTTTCATTCCTGATATATCATAATTAAAATGAATTATATAAGGTGAAGAAGGTTTAAAATCTCTAAAATATTTGCCATTTGGAAAACCATCTAAATCAAAGTATTGGTGATTTATTTTTGATGCGTTTCTTCGGAAAAATAGTTGATCATTATTAAATGATGAAATATCTTCCCGGATTTTATCAAAATTAGTAATATTAATAGTGTTTTTATTAGATTTTATCCAAAAAAATCCAGTACACATTTGTTCTCTAGAATTATCTGCGGAATCATTCTGAATTAACAATTCTAATTCTGGATTATCATTTATAATAGAAAATATTTTTGGTAAAGGATTCTTTTCGAATACTATATCACCATCTATAAAAATAACATTTTTATTTTCTTTTAATTCTTTATTGATTACAAATATTTTGTAAGAAGTAACATCAGCCCATAAAGCTTTTCCTTCAATATCTTTACTCTGTAAAGCACGATATTCGATCCATTCACTAACTTTCGCATTTGTATCTTTATAAAAAGGTACATAATGTACAATATTATCTGGATAATTTTGTTTAAAAAATATATACGATTTTCTACCAATACAATATATAGTTAGATACGTCTCTAATCCTAATTTTTTTAATGAAACTAATAAATTATGTGTTAAATGCATATATCCATCATTTGTTAAAGTAATTAATTTAGTTGATGTAAAATTCTGATTTAATTTTATATTATCATTGAAAAATAGTCTCCAACCAATACCCGCTCCACATAAATTATTTAATTTCCATCCACATATATTCTCCTTAATTTTTATGTCACGATTTGTATAAGAAGTATATTGCATATTATTTATATATCTAACATACTGAATATGATTCGAAACAGTTGAACCTTCATATCCTATAAAATATTGAGCATTTTCACATATTTTTTTCTCTATTAAAAACTGAAAAACATCTTGTAATTTATTTTCAGATTTGAAATGTTCGACTAACTCATCAGTATATATAATATTATAATTGTCTTCTACAAAATTTTTTAAAAAATTACTATCTTTTCTATCTGTCATAACATATATTGGAATTGATTTATCTCTATTAATTATTTCCATTTTCTTCATAAATTTTTTATAATTTCCATCACAATGTAAATTAATTTTATCTTGAGAATGACGTAAATCTCCAAAACGAAAATGAACAGAAATATAATTATTTGGTAATTCTAATAAATTATAATTTTTATTAATCTCATTATTATACCCACTTACAGAATTACATATTCGTGACATTATTTCATAATTTTTATTAGTTGTATAAAAATTATAAAAACATCTACTAGCATTTGATTGATAGATTCTTATAACTCTATTTTTCCAAAATGAATTTTTTAAATCTAAAACATATTTTTCTCTACCTTGTAAAAAATGTTTTATATTTACATTATGATCTTCACAATTATGTAATTCTTTATCAACAAAAACTATTCTAGAAAATTTATTATTTAAAGGAAAATCTACTATTTCATCCGCTTTTATATTACTTTTAATTTGATACTCTGTATACGAATCATTACCTACAAACATAGAAAAACCATATTCTAAATGAGTTTTATATTCTTTACTTAAAAAATTTATAATATTCCCATAATCATAATTACATTGACCTTTATGACATAATGGAAATTTTATTAGTAAAATTAATTTTCTTTTAGTTATATTTGCAAGATATATACCCGTTTCTAACGAAAATAATTGATTATAATATCCAACACCACTAAATAATTCATAAATTAATACATTTTCATTCTCAATTATTTGAGACATTAATTAAACTGTATATTTAAAAATTTGTATCGAAATTTTAACTACTTTTAAAAAAATTGTCCAATAAATTACTTTCTTCTTCATAATCTTCCATTTTTTGTATTGGAATATTTAATGTACCGCTTTTTAAATTAATTGTAGATAAATCTCTTTTACATATTTCAAATATTTGTTTTTTATAATTATTAGAAGTTATAAATTCACCTCTTAATGGTACTTTATCATTTTTAAAAAATATTTTAAATAAATTATATATATTATAATAATTGTCAATTCGATTTATCATTTTTTCTCGAATCATCAATATTAACTCTTGTCTTTGATATTCAGATAAGTATTGAAATATATTATTTTTATTAGTATCATATAAAAGTTTTTGTACTGATTTTTTTTCTTTT